GTTCTATATTTAATTGTATTATCAAAAGAATCAATATAATATCCTGATAAAGTATCTCCAGAAATTGTTATTGTATTTGGATTTGTCTGGTCTGCAGTAATAATCACTGGATAAGATGTCATCGTCATATCATCTGTATAAGTCACAGTATGAGAAATATTAACATTCTCATTTACTGAACCAAGATCTGTACTAGATGGAACCCAAGCCATTATGCTGCTTTCGGTGGAATGTCATTTAACAATACATATCCAGATGGAATACCAGAAGCATTTCGTTGATATGTTTTATCATTTACCATTGTAAATGCCATCTTTCTTGTTCCCTTTGGTTTATAAGAAGCATGAATCCAAACAGAAGATGGGAAACGATACTCAAGAATTAACTGATCGTAAGGAATTACTCGTTCTAATGCTTGAATGTATTCATATGTTTTACCAACTTTATCTGGTAAAAGAATACCAATATCAACAGCACAACCTTTAGGGTGATCAGAAGTTGCAGATTCAATTGCTCCAATTGCACCTCTTAAACGATAACCTGAGTTAATTCTCCACTGATTTTTATATCCACCGATGCCACCTGGAAGAACATCAACAGCTGGTTCAAGTAGATTTTGAGCAAGATTAGCCATGTTACAAACAATCTCGCCGACTGTATAAAGACGCTCTGGACCATTTGGTGTATCTTTTAACATTTGATCAACAAGTTTATGTTTGCCACCAACACCACCATCAATTAACATACCAAGAGTAAAGTTTTTAGATAGACGATAATCGTTTGTGAATTCTTTTGTGGTATAAATGATTGCACAATCTACAGAAACTTCTTTAGCATTAATTCCACCAGTTGGAGGAGGTGCTGATTCAGCAGCGACTGGTGGCAGTGCACCAATCACACCTTCTGTTCTTTGTTGTTCTGCTGCAGCACGACGACCCTCTGGTGTCTCAAAATCATCTGGGGTTTCAGCTACAGTTTTTTCTTCAAACTGTCTTTCTGGCGGAACAGCAAACGGAACAACAGGATTTAATGGGTTTCCAGCAGGTGGAGGAGTTAATTGAACATCAGCAACATCAACTGCACCATCAGCACCATTACCAAATTGACCTTCAGAGTAGTCCATACGAGTAGAACCACCAGATAGATAATTTGCTTCTCCCTCTGCTTCAACATTAGTTGTTGCGCCTTTGACATTTAATGCCTGCGTAGCTTGTAAATTCATTTCTGCTTGAGATTTGATATACATATTACCAGCATCAATAGAATAATCACCAGCAACTTTAACTTTCATATCACCACCAACTGCAAGAGTTAAATCTGTAGCAACACCGATGTCTGCATTATTTCCTACCTTCACTGTGGCATTTTGCTCGACTTGAATATTTGCATCTGTGCGACAGTAGATATTAACATTACCTTCTGCAGTTAAATTGCATTCACCTCTTACGCTAATACATCCATTCTTTTCTATAATCGTAAAACTATCACCAACAATATAATTTACTTGAACACCATTTGGATCTATCTCAGTAAATGTTCCTGAACGATGATATGTGTTTATTCTTTCATAACCTGGACTATCATCAAACTCTTGTACATGACCAGATTCTGTTTCAAATACTTTATTATACGGATACTTTGCACCATACACTGATTCTGGTTGATCCCAAACTCCAAGATCTAATGCTTTAGGGATTGATCGAGCACGAACTGCATCTTTCTTCTTAACAATTGTACCATCAATAATTCCTCGTGATAACCGATTTGTATCTGGCTCACCAATATATGAATTAAGTGGATATTTACCATTTGGATCTCTAAATCCAGTTGTGAACGATCCAGTGTCAATTGATTTTTGTGATGGTCCAGGAGTATTTGCGTCGCCATCTCTTGGTGGCTCTGCTACTGGAGGTGCTGCATCTTTTTCTTCTCCACCACTTCCTGATTTACCATAAAAGTATTCGTAGTATGATTGTTTTAGTGCAGCAATATCAGGAGAGTTTACACCAACTGCTTTCTTTGCTGCAAGGAAATAAGATGGATGTGCAGATTCTGCCACACCTTTTACTCTATCTTTAATATACAATGCAGCAACTAAAGCAGATACATTTATATCGTTATCAAGAGAGTCTGGATCATTTACAATATCAATGTTTAATCCAGTTTTATTTGCAAGATTTTGATAACGCTGATAGTTTGCTTTACCTGTCAGCTGAATAAATCCTCGACCATAATATTTTCCGCCATCTGCATCTGTCTGATTTCCTAAGAAACCTTTACCTCGTTTTGTTGGACCATATGCCCAAGAGAAGAATTCTTCACGAGTAATACCCTTTCGTGAAGCATTAGAATATTTTTCAACTTCTTCTTCAGTTGCAAAAGAGTAAATTTGTTTTAATCGAGTTGGTGAATAATTAAAAGATTCTAATTGAGGAATCCAACGAGATTCACCACCAGCAATACCTAATAAAGCACATTTTTGTTCTTTTGTTGTTAATCCAACTTTATCGCACGCTGCAATTAATGCTTTAATGCCTGCTTCAGACTTACCTGCACTTGGTGAAGATTTTGGTGGCGGAATTGTTGGTATTGATTGATTAGTGCTTGTTGCTTTTAATGTAGTTGTTCCAGACTCAGTTGTAATTGGTGTTCCTGATCCAGAAACAACAGGATTACCTGATCCATCTACTAATCTATTTTGAGTGTTTAATAGTGCATCAAGATTTGATGGGGGATCCTCGAACGAAAGTATGTTTTCGCCATAATTTGTAACTCTATTACTAATTGTAATTTGAGTGGCATTATCAATTGAAACGATAAATGTTTCTTTTGGAATACCAAAGCCAATTACTTTCATATTGGCTTTTAATTGTGATGTTAGATTAGTTTTTCCTGTTTCTGGATCGTAAAATGTTAATTGTTTTCCTGTTACTGGACCAACAACTGTTCTTAAACGAATATCCTCTGTTTTATTTGATCCACCAAGTGGACCATCGTCATCTTTATCGACAGGAGCAGGAGTTGATGGTATACCACCAACTGTACCGAGCATAATTGGTTGTTGCTGATCTTCATCAGCAAACATAATAATAACTGCAGAACCCTCAACTGGACCAAGTGGAGAGTATCCAATACCATTCATTGCAGCAGATGTCACAGGCTGCACTGGAACTGCCCATGGAAGATCTGCTGTAGGTAATTGAGATTTATCATGCGTGTGTAGTCCAACTACACGAACTTGACAACGACCAAGTCTTAGTGGGTCACTTCTATTTTCTACAATACCATAAAAGAAATTCATTATCTTGCCCTATTCATATCCATCACTGAAGATTCTTTAATAATCTCCATATAACACTCATGTTTTTCTCTATCAACATAGTGATTAATCGCTGCAATAATATAATTACCAGAAAACATCTTGTCTGTAGTATCACCTTCGTTTTTTGATAATGGTTCGATGCGTTTTAGATTAAGATTAACTTTTTGACCAACTGTATAATCGCAACGACCTGGAACTGTAATATTTAACTTATTTGATTCAGCTAACTTTAATGTAGAAATTCTCTCTTGATTTGATTTAGCATTTGTAACATCACCAAATCCGTTAAAATTACCAAACATTTTTGGGAAGTTTATAATTCTTGAATTTGCTCTAAAAACAGCACGATCAGAATTTGGTGCATATTTGTTTAAATGTTTTTGTTGTTCAAAACGCTGAAACATATTATAATTTTTAGCAGTGTATGTTTTCTTAATTACATCATAAGATACTTGACGAGTTGCCAACATACCTGAACGAATGCGATCCATATAATCAAATCCAACAGGAATACTAATTTCTAAAATTCTTTTATAATCTTCTTGTGGGTTTCTTACACTCCCACCACCTGGACGATCATCACGAGTATATTTGTCATAAACAAAAGACTGAAATGTGCCATTTGTGTAAAGAGATTCTAATGATGTGAAATAAAAACCATCACGATTTTCAAAAAAGACATAATTTGGAGTTCTGTTTTGATTAATGGCTGTATCTGCAAGATACATAATATTTTCAACAGGAGTCCAATAATTAGAAATATATTTTGTATTGTTTAATGTTTCTTCAATGAATACTTTCTTTTCAGACTCAAGACCAAATGTTTTATCTTTAATAAATGGTTCAACAAGTTTAGAAATTTTATCTCCAAATACACGACTAACTCTCTTGTTTAAATCAACTACACCCTCAACTGAAATAAAGTGCAATTGATAAACAACAGACTTATCTC